AGATGAGCTTAGAACAATTCAGCTTTGAAGTTGAAGGCAAAAAGTACAAGATACCCCACTTTGGACAAATCCCTATGGGTGCAATCCGCAAGGCAAGAAAAGGGTCAGACGACGCTGACCAAGTTTTTATAATTCTTGAAATAGTAATGGGCGAAGATAGCAAAGAACTAGCTGCAGTTGACAGGCTGAACGCTACTGATTTTGCTGAGTTTATCCAGAACTGGACCCAAGGAGCGCCGCTGGGGGAATCCTCAAGCTCCGAGAGCTAATCGAGGAGCATACCGCTGCCATAGCCTATGACTTTAGGCACAGATTCACGATAAGTTATCTGGACATTGGCACTAAAATTACGTGGCTTGAGTCTATGCACCTAGTTTCAATACTTTTGCAAGACCCATCAAGCTGGCTGCAGGCCGCTGCAAGAGACTGGAAGTATCCAGTTAGCTACGAGTGGACAGTTGCAGCTAACACTTACGACCTTCTGGCTAGAGTCAACTCCGGCAAGAAGCAACCTAAGCCCTATCCAACTCCTTGGCAGTCAAAAGAGAAGAAGATTAGGTCTAAGTACAAGCAGAGTCGTGAAGCGGTCATAAGCCGCTTGAGAAAAATGAATCCAAGGGAGAATAATGGCACGTAGTCGTATAGCTGAGGCTTATGTACAAATTGTCCCTATGGTTGACGGCTTCGGCGGCAAGATAAAGTCTGGCCTAAACAAAGAGCTAAGTTCCGCTGGAGCTGACGGTGGCGGAACGCTGGCAAAGTCAACAGGCACGGGGTTCGCTAGCAAAATAAAAGGAGCGCTTGGGCCGGCGCTTGGAATTATTGGCGCAAGCTTTGCAGCCGTAAAAATTGGAGGCTTCCTAAAGGGCGCAATTGAGGAAGCTACTGGACTCAGGACTGCACTTACAGAAGTCGTGACCCTAACCGGGAACACTGGAGCGTCTGCCGTTGCAGACTTCGGGCAGTTCCAGAGTGTCGTAAAAGACACCTCAAAAGAGTTCGGCATAGCTCAAGACGTTCTAACTAATGGTCTTTATAACGCTATTTCTGCCGGTGTACCAAAAGACAACGTACTTAGCTTCATGCAAGTAGCCTCACAGGCCTCTATCGCCGGTGTAACTGACGTGAATACTGCAGTTGACGGTTTGAGTACGGTCATAAACGCGTTTGGACTAAACGCCGTAGACGCTCAAGCGGTAGCTGACTCAATGTTTACAGCGGTCAAGGGTGGTAAGACTACATTCGGAGAGCTATCTGCCTCCATGTTCCAAGTTGGCCCCGCTGCCGCTGCTGCCGGTGTAAGTTTCCAAGAGGTAAACGCTGCAGTCGCTACCCTAACCGCTGCCGGAACTCCTACCTCAGTGGCAACTACTCAGATAAAGTCTGCCCTAGTTGCTCTACAAAGACCATCAGAAAACATGACGGCGCTATTCAATGACCTAGGTTACGACAGCGCTCAAGCCGCAATTGAAGCAGAAGGATTTAGCTTTGCACTAGGTGCAGTTAGCGACTACGCCGGCGGTAGCAACGGAAAAATGATTGAGCTACTTGGCTCAGTTGAGGCCGTATCTGCGGTTCAAGTATTGGCTGGAACAGGTGCAGAAAAGTTTGCAGCGGAACTAGACGGTCAGACTACAGCCGCCGGCTCAACTCAAGAAGCTTTTGAGGCTCTTGACGCTACCCGTAGCGCTGAGAGAAACAAGGTAGCTTTTGATAACTTGACCCTAGCTCTTGGAACCGCGCTGCTACCAATTGCCGAGAAGTTCACAGACTTTTTGGGCGAGGTGTTTGTCCCTTTCATGGAGGAGAAGCTAGTGCCGGCGTTCGAGGCGGCTAGCACTTTTGTCACAGAGACATTCCTGCCGGCTATTCAAACTATCTTTGGGTTTATCCGGGACAATGTTCCAGTGATTGCCACATTCGTGGGAGTCTTGGGTGGGCTACTTATAGCGTTCAACCTAGTTAGAATAGCAACCACGCTCTGGTCAGTAGCTACTGGTATCTTAAACACGGTATTAGCCCTAAACCCAATGACACTAGTTGCCATCGCCGTTGCCGCCCTGATTGCTGGCATTGTTTACCTAGCTACCCAGACAACATTTTTCCAAGACATCTGGGCAGCTATGACGGAGTTTGTGAGCAAAGCTTGGGAAGGCTTCAAGGATTTATTTGTCAGAACTATGGAAGCTATCGGTGACTTCTTTGTAGGGATTGGCGAAAGCCTAAGCGAAAGCTGGGAAAAAACCACTGAGTTCTTGGGTGGAATTTGGGAAGGCTTTACTGGCTTCATAGCTGGAATCTGGGAAGGGTTCAAAGAAGGCTTTGATGGCATAGTAAACGGCTTCAAAACAATCTTTGAGAACGTGTTCAACGGGATAAAGGGCTTCTTTGTCGGTATAGTCAATGGTTACATAAGTATTTTTGAAAATTTCATCAACTTTGTCATTGACGGTATAAACGGCATGATAGACCTACTCAACACAATCCGGATAGATGTCCCGGCTACTGCACTAACCGACGCTTTTACTATCGGGCTGAGCCTGCCTAACTTGAGCAGGCTATCTATTCCTAGAATTGCACTTGCAGAGGGTGGTTATGTTGACCGCCCGACTACTGCTCTAATCGGAGAGGCTGGGCCAGAAGTTGTTATGCCACTTGATAGATTTGAAAGCATGATGGGAATCGGGGAAGGGGGCAGTAGGGTTGTCAACTATTACGCTGCACCTAATGAGTCAATTAGTGCTGAGCAAGCTCTGTTCCAAGCCATGAAAAGAGCTAAGGCGGTGGGCGCGTGGTAAACATAGCAATTTCGCTAGTCGGTTCAAACGGCGACACTATAGCGCTTCTTGATAGTGGAGACTTCGTGCTGACTTCTGGACTAACGGGGTTCGGCATACCGATAACTCAAGTAAGAATTGACACGTCTGCTGGGGACGGCGGCAACTACCGCCACACCAAGAAGGGCATTAGGGAAGTTGACCTTCCAGTTACGATTCTTGGAACCAGTGAGGCTGATGTTCAAGCCAAGTTGAGGAGGCTATCAAGGCTCTTGCAGACAACGCTTGGAGCCACTAGAATAGTAGCTACCTTCCCAGACAGCACTAGCCTTTTCCTAGAAGCGCATTATGTCGGTGGAGCCGAGACTGAATTTGGGGAAAACGCTACTTCTTACTTCTGTAATTGGGTTCTGCAGATGCAAGCGCCTCAACCCTACTGGCAAACTAGCTCTGAAATTTCTTACGTAATTGGTGAAGCTGAAACCGGCAGAGGCTTACTACCTCAATTGACAAAATTGAAGCTAGCCTCCTCCTCAATACTTGGAGAGTTGACAATCAACAACGTAGGAGACGTGCCAAGCTTCCCAAGATGGTCAATAATGGGGCCAATAACGGACTTGGCAATTTCTAACGGAACTCAAGAGTTCACACTTCCTGCGACAATAGATGCCGGAGACGTGGTAACAATAAACACGGCTACCGGAACCGTGGTCAACGCTGCCGGCGAGAATGTTTACGCGCTGCTAGGCGCTGCACCTAAATTGTTCAGCTTCCCGACAGGCATAACTGACATAACCGTAACGGGGGCTGACATAACTGACGACACTCGACTAGCCTTCTTTTATTCACCACGCTACGAGGTAGTCCACTAATGAAAATTGAGGAGCTTACGGTAGAGGTTAGGAACTCAAGCTTAGACAGAGTTGGTCAGATTACCCCTAATTATCTAGCCGGTTTCACTGCAGTATTGAGGCATAACGACGTTGGTTCTTGGTCGGTCACTTTACCAGTAGGGCTTCTAATGGCTGAGGCCTTGACGCTACCGGGAGCCGGCATAGTAGTGACAACTGCTCAAGGCACTTTACTATCAGGCCCTACTACTTCTGTAATACTGAACCAATCAACAGCTGACCCAGACGGCTCTTACATTATTCAAGGTGTTGACGACTCCATAATCTTGCAAGACAGGCTTGCATACCCTAAGCCTTCAACTGCAGACGTTACCCTTCAAACTGACGCATACGACATTAGAACCGGTAGCGCCGAGGACGTAATAAAACAATACGTGAACGTGAACATTGGCCCCGCTGCACCGGCTGCTAGAAAAATTGCTTCTTTGTCAATACCGACCTCAACTGGATTAGGCGGCACGGTTGATGGCTCAGCTAGATTCGTAAAACTTCAAGAGCTACTCGCCGGTCTGGCTGACGTGGGCGAAGTTACATTCTCAGTAGAGCAGGTGTCTAGCGGCCTCGTATTTAGCGTTACTGAACCGGTAGACAGGTCTACTTACATTAGGTTGGACTTGCAGAACGGAAGGCTCACACGAACCGAGTATGTCTACGCTCAACCGCTTACAACTAGGACTATAGTTGGAGGCTCTGGAGACAACGCTGGCAGGGTGTTCCTTGAGCAATCAAACACCGAGTCTTTGAGCGCTGAAACTCTTTGGGGCCGTAGAATTGAAAAGTTCGTTGACGCTCGCGGCACTGACGTTGAAGATGAGCTGCAGGCCGCCGGTAACGAAGTTTTGGCCAAGGACGGCAAGACCCAGATTAGTGCTACCGTTAGCCCGTCAGACGACCAAACTATGCTTTATGGTGTTGACTGGAATCTTGGAGACAAGGTTTCTGTGGTAATAGGTGAAATACAGTTGGTTTCAGTGGTTACAGAAGTTGGAATACTAATCTCTCCAGACGGTGTTCGTATCGGCGCAACAATTGGAGAACCAAGAACCAAGGACTATGAAAGTCAAATACTAATCCGCCAAAACGACTCAACTTTACGCATTAGTAAACTAGAGCGAACTAAGTAAGGAAAACAATGGCACAGAGTAGCTTCCCTTTTGAGAACATAGATACAACTGAGGCTGAGTTTAGTCAGTGGGCCGGCAACTTTCAGGAAACTGGAGTTCAAGGCTCACCCGCTGGCACAAAGCTTGGCATTACGGTCACGGGGTCAGACCTCAACCTAACTATTGCGGCAGGTCAAGCTTTTATCAGGGGCCACTATTACATAAACACCAGCGACCTAGTTCTGGCAGTCACATCGGCGGGCGTGAACACTCGCATTGACATAGTGGTGGTTGAGCTAGACCCAACTGCCAACACGATTGTGACCAAGATTGTTTCAGGCGAAGCGGTTTCAGCTGACCCAGTAGCACCCACGTTGACACAAAGCGCAACGGGTATCTACCAGCTCCCAATCTCAACGCTCACAATCCCAACCAGCACCGTAGCAATTACCGCTGGGATGTTGGCAGACACTAGAACTTTTATGGGCAACCGAATTGGTATCTGGACAACGGACACAAGACCAGCGAACCCAACCGCTTATCAAACCCTTGGTTACAACACAACAATTGGGTCTCACGAATCTTGGAACGGCACTGGTTGGGTTGGATTCTTTGACCCTATAACTACTGAGGGTGACTTGGTGGTTGGTGACGCTACTGGTCAAGCTGTGCGCTTGCCCGTTGGCGAAAATGAGCAAGTTTTGACTGTGGTTGAGGGCGCTCCAACTTGGGCGGCGGGCGGCGGTGGTGGGCTAAACACTTCGGTCAAAATAATTGCAAGTAATGCCACTTATACAGTGCCAACATTAGCTTCCCCAATTGTAAGGTTTACGCTAGTTGGAGGCGGTGGAGGTGGTGCTGGTTCGGTTTATCTGGAAACGGCTGGTAATGGGGGGACTACTTCAGTAAGTGATGGAAGTAACACTATTGAAGCGCTTGGAGGGCGTGGAGGTAACAGAGACGGAAGTGTTGTCTACGGATTTTCTTCTGCCAATTTTGGAAGAGCAGCGAGACCACAAGGATACATACCAACAGGAAACGGTGGGGCAATAGTAATTGATTACATGGATTTGACAGGAATTTCAACTATAAATTTGACAGTTGGGGCTGGTGGGTCTGGCGTTTCGGGCGGGCTTTCAGGAACTCAAGGTGAAATAGTTATGGAGTACACGGTATGAGCAGAATAGCGGCAGTAATCAAACATGGATTAGTTGAAAACATTATCAAAATAGCAGAGGGTGCAAAAGGTGACTCTGAAATACAGACTAGAAATGGAATTGACATAACTGGTCAAGCCGTGTCTATCGGCTGGGCTTATGAAAATAAAGAATTTATAGCACCCCCTAAAACTCAAGAGCAGTTAGATAGCGAGGTTGAACAACTGGCTAAGGCAGAATTACGCTTAGCGGCAGAAGCCAAGCTAGAGGCGTTAGGAATTACGGCTGAGGACCTGAAAGCACTACTCGGCTAATGGAAGAAAAAGAGCCTCACGCTAGGGTCACGCTCCAAATGCTCTATGGCAAGCAACTGGAAAATGAACGCCTACTAATTGAGTTGAGCGCCAAACTCAACTATCTTGACAAGTTACCGGAACGGGTTTCCGCCCTTGAAATTTATCAAGCCAAATCCGCGTGGGTTGAAAAGATAGCGTGGGCCGCTCTAGTTGGAGCGGTTGTAGGTATCTTGAACCAGCTAATAGGAGTCCTACGTTGAACAAGACCAAGTACAAACCAAAAAAGCGAAAGGGTTGATTCAATGACGGCTATCTGGCAGCACCCGTTTCCAAAAAGCACGATAACTGACAAGTATGGTGACAACCAAGCTCCAAGAACTAGCCCTCACAGAGGAACTGATTACGCGCCAAAAGCCAAGACCCTAATACCGGCGGTCACTGACGCGGTGGTTAGCAAAATCTTCTATTCCGACTGCCTCGGCTGGGTCTGTGAAATCAAGACGGTTGAACACGGTATCTACATTGGATACTCACACCTTTACTGCAACAAACACGACTCCATCAACTGCAGCGGTGAGGGCCATCAGGACGGGTCTACTTGCATGAGCAAGCTAGCCGTAGGTGACTCCGTAAAGACCGGTGATTGGGTAGGTAGAGTCGGTAACAGCGGCACTTGTAGCCGTGGCGCTCATTGTCACCTGACTTTTAGCAAGCAAAGCGACCCTCGGTACGCCAAGACTTTTGACGGTGAGAAGTTTATAGACCAGAAGATTGCAAGTCAGTCCAAGCGGGCCAAAAAAACAGCCGCGAAAGTTGTCAAAAAGGAGGTCTGCAAGTGCTGCAAAAGACCACTATAAAGAGGTTAGCTCAGACGGCTATTGACAGCCTGTTCTTCTTGGGTGGCGAAAGCCAAACTCAGTCTGACAATTGGAAGTTTAGAAGACGCTTGATTTATGGAGCTTACAGACTAAGCGTGGCCATAATTCTATTTGGAGCTTTGACGTTCTTCTGGGATACTCAAGTGAGCAACAATTTGGTAGTCGGCGGCATAGCGCTATTGACCATAATCGTGACGGCCTACACTGCCTCTGCTACATACGAGGACATCAAGCGAAATAGACAGGACATTGAACCATGAAAATAATGACTAAAGCGTTTTGGACGTATTCCACTGAGCGCGCCATCAAGACTTTTGCACAAGCCGCAATTGCTTACCTAGGAACGGGAACGGTTGGACTACTTGCAGTTGACTACACTGGACTATTTTCAATAGCCGGTGGAGCTGCACTCCTATCTATTTTGACAAGCGTGGTTACCGCTAAGTAACTTACCCGACAGGCCCCTCTTGACTTCGGTTGAGGGGGGCTTTTTATGTCGTTATGAAGTCGTTACATTCAAGTGTTGCACTCGGCGAGGCGAGGTGTCATAGTTGGTAATACGACAACTAAAGGAGACAAAATGACCGACACAATAACAGAAACAAACTGGGCAAGCCTAGACACTTTTGCCAACCCTAGGCACGACACCTACTTGACTATTGGGCATAGGGCTGAGTACCTGCACTTCTATGGCAAGTTTGTTCATTACTACGTTGTAACAGGCAAGGTCAAGGGCCAGATAATTGCTGAACACTATGATTGTGTTGACGGTGGCAACAAAGCTGACGCATACAAGTCTTATTGGGCGCATAAGGGCTGAGCCAAGAAGCAGAATTACCCCGCTGATACCGGCGGGGTTTTCTGTTATCCGACACGCGCCCCTTCTAATTTCTCGTGATTACGGAAAAGATACTAGTCTTGAATTGAAAGAAGGAGAATCATGAACCTAGAACTTTTGCTGGAGGAAGTCAAGCCCGTAATAAGGCAGTGCAAAATGGCGCGGATAATTGCACTCCTAGACGAACCTTACAAAGAGGCGTTGACTAAGTTGGTTGCAACATCGTGGAGGGAAGGCGGGCTATCAGATGGTGGCTTGGCTAGAAGGCTAAAGACTGCAGGCATTTCCGTAAGTCACCCGACAGTCTATAGACACCGAAGTGGGCAGTGCTCATGTGATTGGATACCTAATGGATAAAGACCTAGATGCATTACTTGGAGTAGGCACAGACGGCGCTAGCGGTGACGTTCGGCGTGAGCGTGGTTCACACCCGAAAGGGTGGCAGCCTAGCATTGAGTTTGACGGCAATTCTGGAACGGCCACGCTCCCACCGAGCGAAGGTGTCCCGAACTTTGACGATTTTTTGATTGAGCAAGGATTTGACCCCGCCGAGTATCGTGTTGTCGGCGCTCCTAGAACTTCCCGGTGGCAGACATACTATGGCGACTGGCTCTGCAGCTACCGGTTTAACTTTGAAAAGATAGGCAGCGCTGCAGCGGAGGTTGACCTAGAGGCAATAATCAAGGCAGCTAAGGGCGCTAAGACCAAGCCGCTGACGGCGGCCCTCAATGAGCGGGCTTACTTTATACAAATAACAGACTTGCAGGCCGGTCAAGCTGATGGTGATGGCGTTCAAGGAATGGTAGACAGGGCGCTGCAGATTCCAGCACTGGTTGCAGCCGACCTAAAGCTGCTCAAGAAGGCAGGCACTCCAGCGACTTCTATCTTCGTGCCGGTGACAGGTGACCTAGTTGAGGGCATTAGCGGTTGGTATGAAATGCAAACCTTTAGCGTAAGTCTTGACCGGCGTGAGCAGACAAAGCTGGTCAGAAGAATGTTGTCACAGATAATTATTGAGCTAGCCAGCCACGGGCTTCCAGTTCATGTTGCAGTAGTACCGGGAAACCACGGTGAAAACAGACAAAATGGCAAGGCCTACACGACCCTAGGTGACAACGATGATGTTGCAGTGGTTGAGCAGATAGCCGAAGCGTTCAAGATGACAGACAAAATGCAGCACGTTACATTCAGCTTCCCGGCCAATAACAGATTGTCTTTGACGGTTGAAGTGATGGGTTGGGTCGTAGCTCTTACTCATGGCCACTTGGCTAGGTCAGGAAGCAGCCCTACTCAGAAGGTGGCTAACTGGTTTAAGACCATGGCCGGTATAAAAGACCCAGTGGGTGACGCTGAGATTCTGTTCGTGGGACATTACCACCATCTAATCTTGACTCAACTTATTGGAGACGTTGTAATGATTATGGGCGGAGCTCTTTGTGACGCGTCTGATTGGTTCACCCAGAGCTATGGGTTGGTCAGTGACCCGTGCATTGTCAAGGGGACAATTACTGCAGACAAGAAAATTGAGAACTTTATGCCATACTTCTGGGATAGAAGCAGACCACAATCAACCTTGATAGGCAGCGAAAATGTCACTTGACCTAACTTCACGCGAACTGGAGCTGGCAGAGAAGGCAGCCCGCCGGATTGGCAACCGGTGGACGGCGGTAGAGGTAGAAGACTTGACTTCGTTTCTATACCTATGGCTGGTTGAGCACCATCAAACTTTGACCCGTTGGAGAGAAGAACCTTACGGTGACGGAAAACTCTATGTGAGCCTTAAGCGCGAGGCCGCCAAGTATTGCGCCGCAGAGCAAGCGGCCAGAGTAGGCCGTCCAATTCATGCTGAAAACTTCTACACCTCAACGCTATTGACTAGAGCTATGCCATACCTTTTTGAGGACGTAGCTCAAACGACAGTGACCGTAGACCCTCGCACCGGCGCTCCACAGAAAATGGACGGAGAGTTCAACGAAGCGGTCACAATAATGGCTGACATCAGTGGGGCTTATCATGGACTGCAGGGCCACATTCGAGAAGTGCTTGCATTACGTTTCAGAGACGGTCTAACTTACGAGGAAATCGGTGAGCTTAGAGGCCTAACCAAGGACGGTGCATTGAAGCAGGTGCAGCGCGCCCTTGACAGGCTATCTAACGCCCTTTCAGGTCAACCCCTATAGGTTTGTTAGGGTAGTACGCCTCAAGTGCTTAGAGCGCATCTGGTTACGTTCTTTGGCGCTTAGGCCTCCCCAAATTCCTTCACGTTCCCACTTGAGAGCGTAGACTGCACACTCTTTTATAACCGGGCAAGTATTGCAGAGCTTTTTGGCTTCGCGGTTAGCACTGTTCTCGTTGCCGGTTGGAAAAAACAGGTCTGGAAAACTGGTACAACTTATAGTCTCCGGCGCTTCTTCAATTTCGGTCATTAGCGTCTGCCAATCCCTTTGTTGTTGGTATGTATCAAACATCATTACCCCTTCTAGTTTGTAAAATGTCTGGCCTAGCCAGTAGGCTTACGTAGAACATAAACTATAAGGGTGAAAAATGCAAAACCGAGGGGAGCCAGTGGCTACAACCCTCGGTAATGCGACACCAGAAGAAGGGTAATGATGTCTAAGACAAATACTAATGAACTACCGGCAGAACTAGGCACGGCGCGCCGAGCTTTGAGGGCTGAAAAAACGCCTGAATGGTTTGAGCTACGCCGAACTGGAGTAGGCGGGTCAGAGGTGGCGAGCATTATTGGCGTTAGCCCGTGGCGTTCAGCTATAAACCTTTGGGCCGAAAAGACGGGCCTGCTAGACCGTGAGTTTGTTGACAATGACGCGGTGGAGTGGGGCGTAAGATTAGAGCCGGTTGTACTTGACAAGCTGGCTGACCTGCACCCAGAGCTAACACTGCACCGGAACGTAGGTAGCTGGACACACCAAGACAGGCCGTGGCAGATAAGCAACCCAGACGCAATTTTCCAAGACGGAGATTCTTGGGGCATAGTTGAGGTCAAAACTGCAGCCTATGAAGATAACTGGAAACAGGCCGGTGAGTATGCCTGCCCTGATTACTACGAGACTCAGGTTCAGTGGTACTTGCAGACTTTTGGTTACTCAAGGGCCATAGTTGCCGTTCTGTTTGCCGGCAGAAAGTACGTTGAGATTGAGGTGCTGGCTAGCCCGCTGCAGCAGAGCTTGAACCTAGAGGCTGCAGAGGTTTTTAGGCAACACGTGGCAGCCAAAAAGCGACCAGAGTGGGACGGGTCTGACAGCACGGTTGAAACCATACGGCGCATGAACCCAGAGCTTGACGGCAGCGAAGTGGAGCTGGGAGAGCTAGGTGGCAACTACCAGTCGGCTTTGGCAGAACATGTCAAGGCTACGGAGGCTCTAAACATAATGAAATCACGCGTGTTATCCTCCATGGGCGGGGCAAAACGTGGCACACTTACAGGTGTAACGATAGTAAGTAGAATGTCTAGGGCCGGTGGCTTACCGTACCTAGTAAACAAGAAGGGAAACTAATGAAGGCACAAGACGTAATAATAGCGGTAATGCGCGAGGTAGAAGGCCTTGCCAAGCGTGACAAAAACACTGCTCAGGGCTTTAACTTCCGTGGCATTGACGCGGTTATGAACGCGGTGGGGCCGGCGCTTAGAAAGCATGGCGGATTCGTAGTGCCTAAAGTTATGGGCCTACAGCACGACACCATGACGGCCAAGAACGGTGGAGCGCTAAATGTAGTCCGGTTGAACGTGGATTACAGCGTTTACGGCGATGAGGGCGAACCAATTACCGGCGCGGTAGCTGCAGAAGCTTTTGACAGCGGGGACAAAGCTACGGCCAAGGCTATGAGCGTGGCTTACCGTACTTTTTTGTTGCAGTTGCTCTGCCTGCCTACTGATGAAACTGACCCAGACGCTGAAAGCTATGAAGTTGTAGAAACTGCAGTGAGAGACTGGGACTTGGAGATAGCAGCCCTGCCAGACATTGACACTGCTCGCAAGCTTTACGCTGAGGCCCGTGGAGCTAAGGCTGGACCCAAGGTGTTGAAAAGCATTGAGGCAAAAGTAGCTGAGTTTGCACCCGCTGCAGCTAAATAGAAAAATGCTAACCGCCTGCCTAGCTGACCTTATCGGGTTAGCTAGGCAGTTTTCTCATGACCCGAAGCTGGCCGAGGAGTATGTTCTTGAGGCCACTCGGATAACTGCAAGACTAAAAGACCTACAAATCCAGATTGAGGAGTTACACCTTGATTGAGTTTCCAAACGATGTCATAAAAGAGCTGGCTCACATAAGGCAGCAGTCCGAGAAAGGCGTACAGATACTAGCTGACGCTGAAATCAAGTATGTTGAGCTGGAGCTGGAAGCAGACAAGGCAGAGTATTCAGCGTTTCTAGACTCTACCGGCAACGTAGCCGAGCGCAACGCCTTGAGTAAGCTCCTAAGCCTCTCAAAGCGCCGTGACGCTGAGTTAGCTAAGGTAGAGGTCAACCGTGTCAAAGTGAAGCTTAGACAGCTCAGTGAGGGCATGAACGCTACTCAAACAGCCGGCAAAATGATTGAACTGCAGTGGCGAACAGCGGGCGTGGGTGAACGCTAAACAGTTCCAGCGCCTTCTTGACCGAGACAGCTATTGCCTACATTGTGGCGAGCAGGAAGCCGTGGCCCCGAACCACAGAGCTAATCGCGGGATGGGCGGGAGCAAGCTTCGTGACGGGTCGGAGAATCTGATTGTCTTATGCAGCGAGATGAACGGCTTGATTGAAAGCGACTCAAGGGCAGCTGAGCTGGCAAAAAAATACGGCTGGAAGCTTGAAAGCTGGGAGAAGCCTCTTGAAATTCCAGTGCATGACCTAGTTTCTGGAGTTGCTTACTTGCTAAATAATAGTTTTGGCCGTAAAGTCATGTTGCTTGAAGGGAGCAACCATGAGCGTAACGAAGGTTTACCGGCTTGACAATCAGCCGTTTGCACAGATACCCAATGAGGCCATAAGAGACATAAGGATAACCGCTAACAGCTTTAGGCTCTTGGCTTACCTTATGAGCCACGCTGACGGCTATGAGCTTACCTACAGCCAGATAGAACGGCAGACAGGGCTTGGCCGTTTTGCCATCAACACCTCCATAGATAATCTAAGTGAGCTTGGTTGGCTGAGGGTCGTAAGGACAAAAAAGGACAATGGCCAGTTTGGTTCTAAGGCTTGGCAAGTTCTAAATCCAACCACCGTTGGCCATTCCACAGTGGAACCGCCCCACATGGAGCCACCCACGGACATTAAGAATACAAAAGAACCTAAGAATACTAAGTTAGAGAAATACCCCCAAGCAGAGCTTAGGGAAGCGTTCAATAACTTTTGGAATAGCTACCCCCGTAAGGTTGACAAGCTAGCTGCAGAGAAGGCCTTTGACAAGGCAGCTAATGAGTATGAGCTGGTAGACATAATGGCCGGCCTGCAGCGATTAGCAGTAGACCCCAATCTGCCCCCTAAGCAATTTATTCCATACCCCGCTAGCTGGCTCAAGGCCGGCGGGTGGACTAATGAGGGCTACCCAGAACGGCAACTAAGCAAAGACGAAACGGAAGCTAAGCAGCTTTATGAGCGCGAGGGCCGGCTAAAGCGCGAGGCAGAACAACGTGCCAAGGACAAGTCCAAAATGGACGAGGAGCGGGCTACTGCAGAGAAGGCCCGCGAGCTACCGCTTGCTAAGTGCGAACACGGCAGGATAAAGCAAGCTTGCATGAAGTGTTACTAGGCTTGACCCGCGTGTCTAACGCTGGTCTTTTGGCCATTAGTCAAGTAGGGTTAGCAGTAAGAGCTTGCATACTGCAAGACCCAATTAGGAGAGAAGGGCAACATGGCACTAAACATTGAGTTTCAAGGCTTTGTAAACGAAGTGAAAGAGTTCGGCTGGGGAACGGTTGCAAAAATGACGCACTCCAGACGGCAGCTAAACAAAGAAACAGAGCAGTGGGAAACAATCGGCAAGGACTACATTGACGTAGTTCTGCCAGAGGGTGTCAGTGTTGAGAAAGACCAGTTGATAGAAGTGGCTGGAACCTTTAAGGTTGAAACCTACGAAAAGCGTGATGGCAGTACCGGCGTTTCCTTAAAAGTAAGAGCTGAGCTATGCCAAGAAGTTCAGCGCGGTAAGAAAACAATTCCAGACGCAGACTTGCCCTTCTAATGGACAGGCAAGAGTTTTATTTCACGGCCCTTGGTATTCCAAGACCGCAAGGAAGCAAGCGATACGTAGGCAACGGCAGGTTCATTGAAGCCTCAAACGTCAAGCCGTGGCGTAAAGCTATTGCCGAGGCTATGGATAGAGCTAGGGTGGCTACAGGCGATGATTCGACGTTCACTGAACCGGTCATTGTCTGGGCCACCTTTTTTTTGCCCCGCCCTAAGACCGTCAAGCGTATTCTGCCGACAGTTCCACCTGACTTGGATAAATTGTGCAGGGGGTTAGGTGATGGGATGTCCATAGATAGCTCAATGCTTGCTGACGATAGCCTCATAGTGAAGTGGCACGCTGCAAAAGTCTACGCTGATGAGCATGAGGCTGGAGTAAGGGTTGCAATCAAGACAGTAGCCCTCGCAGAGTCTCTTGGTAACGATGTCGTAACGAAGCTAGCGGGCTTGCACTTGGACATAGAAAACCTATAAGCTCTTTTTATAGCCAAATTGGCTAGGAAAGAAGGGGCAAAATGACAACCATGGCAGAGGTAATGGTACAAGCAAAACTGGCGGCAAAGACAGCAGGGGACGGCGCAAGACCAACTCCAATTATTGTTAGCCAAACTGACCTAGACGGAAACGTTGTCCAGCAGTGGCATGAAGCTGCAGGAATGTGCGGGTTTGCTTGGGTAAGTGTTTACGCAGACGGGCGCTCAAAGCAAGCCAAAGAACTAAAGCAACACGGATTCACTACAAGCTATCAAGGCGGGCTTGAGCTATGGGGTAATCAGGTTTATACCTACAACGGTCAAAGTGTTGAGGTAAAAGAAGCAGCTTGTCAGGCTTTTGCAAAAGTTTTGACCGGCCACGGCATAACAGCCTACGCGAACAGCAGGCTTGACTGATGGGTAAAAGATGATGGACATGGGCGAATTGAGCAACAAGCTCTATTTCACAAAAGGCTACGAAGCAGGAATTGAAGTAGAGCGCGAACGAATCATAAAGGCCATGAAAGACCTAGCTGCAACCAGAGACATTCTGCAGACGCTAAGTTACCCGTTTCTTGCTGAGGAAATAGAGGCAGCCATTAAGAAGGGGCAAGATGATTGACATGAAAGACATGAGCGACAAGCTTTACTGGACAAGGGGCAAAGAAGTCGGGGCAGAAAGAGAGCGAAACAGAATTTCAGTTATAGCTGAAGCACGTATTTGTTTTGACTTCCACTACAGGGGCGAATGCGAACACTCAGTCTGCTACGGCATGGCTGAGCTTGTTGAGACAATTGCGGAGGCACAAGATGTCTAATAAACACGGAAAAGTGCGACAAACTCCATACGATTTTTCATTCTGCGCCGGGATGGCAGTGGGCATGATTGCTTTTGCGACATTCTTTTTGGCCCTAGTGCTACTGGACAGGATGTAAGGCAGTGCAAAAAAATGGAAAAGCGTCCACAATAGTGAAATGTAACCGTTACCGCACAAACGCCATAGTAACCAATTGGTTACAAGTGGTATCCAGAAAACCCCTTGCGATTGTTTAGAGGGCTAAACGATTGTTAGGACTACCTTTTTCACCTTCGCTAGACTACGTTTTTTGACAATCAACACTTGACTACGTTTTTCGAGAACTAAGAGCAGAAAGTTGGAACCCAGAAAAATGCCTGACTTAGTAAATAACCCGCTGCACTATACAAGTCACCCCAGCGGTGTTGAGGCCATAGAAATAACGCGACACATGAACTTCAACCTAGGGAACGCGCTCAAGTACATCTGGCGCTCAGACCTAAAGGGGAATAACATTCAAGACCTTGAGAAGGCTCGGTTTTACATAGAGGACGAAATTCAGAGAATTACCAACCGGTGATGTATCTACAATGTATCTACATAAGGAGGCAACATGGAAATCAAGGCAGTAGCACTAAGCGACCTAATCTTTGACCCTAAGAACGCCAGAAAGCACCCTGACGAAAACTTGAGCGCGCTGCAGGCGAGCCTAAAAGAGTTTGGACAGCGTAAGCCTATTGTCATTGACTCCGGTGGCGTAGTAATCGCGGGAAACGGAACTCTAAAGGCCGCCATGAACCTAGGCTGGTCTACTATTGAAGTAGTTGAGGTTCCTGCAGCTTGGAGCGCTGAAAAGATTACAGCTTTTGCCCTAGCAGACAACCGAACTGCAGAGCTTGCTCAGTGGGACGCGCGTGAACTGTTAAGCCAGTTAGAAAGCCTTGACAGCTTTGACATGAGCGCTTTTGGCTTTGATGAGTGGAACCGGCCCGAAGATACTGAGTCAACCGGCGGTGAAAGCCCTGAGTCAAAGGGCCTAGGCACTCCAATAATTAGCTTTGAGATTATCTTTGATACCTCAGAGCAACAATCGGTCTGGTTTGAGTTCTTGAAGGTGGCCAGAATAGAACACCCTGATGCTGAGACTAACGCTGGCCGTATAACCTCAGCCCTTACGGCCTACATGGAGGGCAGCGAATGACTCCCGTGCCAGTTACACTTTATACGACCCCAAATTGCGTCCAGTGCGCTGCTACAGCTAGACAACTTGAGAAGCACGGCATTGAGTTCAAGACGGTAGACCTATCTAAGCACCCTGAGCTCTTAGAAAAGTTCAAGGCAGAGGGTCACATGTCTGCGCCGATAGTAACCACCGACATCAAAACGTGGTCTGGCTTTCGTATAACCAAAATCAAGAGCTTGGCTCAATACATAGCCTCAGAGGACAAAAGTGGCAAGGTATAAGAAATACATAGAGGTAGACGTACTTGAGGAAGCCAAGAAGCGGATTCACCATGTCTACGACATCTTTGACAGCGTGGTTGTATGTTTCTCCGGCGGCAAAGATAGCTTGGCAGTGCTGCACCTAGTGCATGAGGTAGCAAAAGAGCGCGGAATAGACACCGTGGACGTAGTATTTCGGGACGAGGAGCTAATACCCGAGACGGTTATTGAGTTCGTGAACTATTACCGGCAGCTACCATGGGTCAACATGAAGTACTTGACGCTACCTCTTGAATCAACCAAGTTCATCCTCGGTCAGACTCATGAGTACGTGCAGTGGGACCCTTCTCGCGAGTGGGTAAGGCCTAAGCCAGAACACGGTCTAAATAATAGCGACATGGGATACCCAGAAGGCAAGACTTGGAACCAGTACAACACTGACGAATTGACCGCCTCTTGGTACAAGGGTAAAGTCGCGTTAGTAAACGGCATTAGGTCAAGCGAAAGCCTCATGCGTTATCGCGCCTCAGTAAATAAGCTCAATGAGAACTACATCAACGCCTCCGGCTCAAAGCGGGCCAAGCTTGTCAAGCCCCTCTTTGACTGGGAGGAAAACGACATCTTTCGATACTTTTATGACGCTGAAATCAAGTATTGCCCTATCTATGACACCCAAATCTGGAACGGGTCAGAGTTACGCGTAGCAACGCCGCTCCACGCCGAGGCGGCCAAGAAGCTTTCAGGACTTAGCTCACTTGACCCCCAATTGTATGAGCAGCTTATGGTCGTGTTTCCAGAGACAGCCGTTCAGGCACGTTATTGGCGTGAGTATGACCGTAATGCCGTGGTCGAGAAGTATGGCCATAGCTATGCCGGCGTTCACGACTGGATTATGAAGCACCTAGACAACGGGCAGCAGAAAAAGGCGCTGCACGAACTTAGGTCAATTGAGGCTAGGGCAATAGCTTCCCCTCACAGCTATCCAGCAGATTACGTACTGAAAGCTATGGTGGCCGGTCAATTCAAGCGAGTAATTCAACCTATGCAAAGGAAGAAATGACAATTCAAGACCCAATTGACAGCATTGAGTGGGTAGAAGCCTCCTCCTTGAAGGCAAACTACTGGAACCCAAACAGAGTTCACAAGCCGGAGATGAAGCTTCTTGAGCACTCACTTCTTACTACCGGCTGGATACAACCTATTCTGGTGAACAAGAACGGTGTCGTAATTGACGGCTTTCACCGCTGGAGACTTACCCAAGACAGTAAGAAGGTGCTAGAGCGCTACAAGGGCCGTCTGCCGGTTGCAGTGTTGCCAGTTGAGGACGATGAGGCTATGGCGATAACCGTCAGAATAAATAGGGCCAAGGGGACTCACGCGGCGGTGGAGATGCACAAACTGGTTCAAGCGTTAGTGGACGATTACGGCTGGTCAAGAGAACAAATTGCTCAGGAGATTGGCGCTCACAAAAACGAGGTAGACCTTCTACTGCAGTCTGGAGTGTTTCAAGCCCGCGACATCAAGAATTGGGCCTACTCAAACGCTTGGTATCCGGCAGAAGGGAAGTTTGATGAGCCAAATCAAGGAAGTGAGCTATAATCAAGCCATGAAACTATTCCAGTATTTGTACAAGATGGAAAACCTCCCCAGCGGACCGGTTGCAGGTGGGACATGGTATGCCAGTGATGGCTCATGCGCTGCACTGGTCAAGATTGGGAACGGCAAGAAGTACAGAATAAAAGGCACTGTCACAGCTCCGGAGCTACGCGGTGAGGGTTATGGAGACGCTATGTTGCGTCACTTGATAGCTATGGCCGTAGAACGCGGTGCAGAGGTTATTGAGTCCTATGCTAAAGAGCCGGCGTGGTACTTACGTAACGGCTTTGAGGTCAATAGGGTGACCAAGTGGGGCGTAACCGTAGTTCAAAAGAACCTGCTAAGCTCTGTTGATGGTAAGCAGAGCGTATAACGGTTTTCCGGCAACATACCGCGACAAACAGGGCGGCAGGGTCTACAGAGAGTTCCGCTCAGGCAAGCAGATACGTCCTGACACCTGCAGGCTATGCGGGCTAAAAGACTATGAAGCAACGGTGCAGGCCCACAATGAGGACTACCATGAGCCAGACACGTTCATAGGCATCTGCTTTTATTGCCACATGGCCGTACATAAGCGGTTTGACTCCTTGAAGCGATGGCAGAAGTGGCGTGAACTGGTATCAAGCGGGTGGCAACCACCTCGCAACCGCGACTATCGTATTTTTATAAAAGTTTGGGACGACATTCTGGCCGTTTCCAACCAAAACCCCCAGACCACAGACTATTCCAATTGGGCATGGACTCTAACTGACTACGAGCCTGACCTTTATTCGCCTAGAGCCGCAGAGCTCGGCCTACCTCCTTTATAACGACTTGGTAACAATAGCCTCCTTGACTTGCAGTGGGCTTTTGAACCTGCCATTATCTACCTATGGCCACCGTGGCCAGCAAGAAGGGGAATAAAATGCCAAACCAAACCCAAAGCCAAAAGCGAACTACCATCGCAATTGGGCATGAGTCGCTAAGAGCTATAGGTAACGAATTGAAAAGGTTGCGGACAGAGCTACTTGAAATAAGAGACTGGGATAAGTGGGAATTTCAACAAAACGAAATCCGCCAAAACGAAGGCGCGCAATACGCAATTATTGCCCGCATACAAAAACTTGAAAGCGAAGACCAAAAATGAACATGACTGAGGTTGAGCTAGGCGAGAGCTATGACGAAATGCTGAACGAGTGTTGGGGCGAAGAAGGCGTAGTCATTATTGCAGGCCACGGGTATGAAGTGGCAAGAGCCTTGAAAGAGGTTGACCCAATTGCCTACAGAGTTGGACTAAGCGATTACGCCTCAAGCCTTATGGCAGACGGCTATGAAATTGAAGGGTGGAACTAATGAATAATGCACTGACCGCGATAGGGCTGATTGGCTTGATAGTCTTGGCCCACTTAGTAGCAGAACTCCTAGCCTTACTACTGCCCTTCTGGGTGCAGGTGGTTATGACCCTAGGCCTTGTCTTTGCCCTAGTGGCTGCCCTTCTGTGGGTTGCCGTGCAACTTGCTAGGACGGTGAGGTAATTGGCTAACGCAAGAACCCTTGACCCGCTCACTAGCCACTTGGCTGCCGCGAGCGTGACTAACCAAAAGACAATAAGGCACTGGGTCTATAAGCTCCTAGCAACCCCTAGAACTGACGCTGACTTAGTGGAGTTGTTTGCCTTGACTACGAGCGCTCCACGGGCCAGTCAGAGCGGTATCCGTACCCGCAGAGCAGAGTTAGTAGCTGCCGGACAAGTGGTTGACAGCGGTAGACGCGTGAAGTTAGTGTCGGGCCGGTATGCAACCGTCTGGGAACGCGCATGAACTGCAAGAACTGCCAAAGAGGCGATGAATGCAAAGACGGGTGCTTCTTTAGCGTGATTTTTGCAGACGAGTACGCAAACTGCCTGACCATAGAGCAAGAAAAAGCTGAGGCCAGAGTCTACGGTGCTGCAAAAGAGCGGGAAAGGGTGCTTAGGATACTTAGGGCAGACAAAAAGCCTTCTAAAGCACTGCTAACCATTATTGACAGGATAGAGAACGCTAATGATGAATGACGAAATACTAAGAACCATAATCCAGACCGTGTTTGACTTGGGCCGAGAGCATGAGAGTGCCGGCTTCATAGGTGAGCCAATAGACCTAGACGAGTTTGAGGACGATGATTCAATAACCTTGAGCAACCTGACTCTCAAGAACAGCTTGCGGGAAGCCCAAGAAGCCCAAACAGAGCTAATCCTAGAGCAGCTAAGGCAGGCGAGGTACAACTGCAGCTCTTTTTACGCTGATGGTCTAGAACACGCGATAGATGTCATAAACGGGAAGTTTGATTGACCGTTACCTAACCGTTATGTTCAAGTGTTGCGCTCAAACAGGTGAGGGGTCATACTAATTGCATGAACGTTTTACCGGCAACCAAAGGAGACAAAATGCAAAAATTGACAGGCTTTGAAAAGCTAACTGCCCCTGAGCTTGAGGCTTTTATAGCCAAGAACGCTGCCAAGGCAGAGGCCATGAGCAAAATTGGCGTTAGTGGTATCAGCAACATGGTGGCAGACGCTAGGGCTGAGTTGGCCCGCAAGCAAGTGATGCTAGGTGGCTTCTAATGGTTAGCTGCCCAAGCCACGAAGGCGCTTTTGACTGCACACCGTTCTGCAACTTATGCCAAGGCTCCCAAGAAGTAAAAGCAAAATGACCGCGCCAATGACGGCAGGAGAGTTTTTATGCAAGGACAAGTGACGGACACCGGCAACGGAGAGTCTAGACACCATCTAGTGGGCTACACCGTGCATGACGGGGGCAAGATAACCGCCGACATAAAATTGTACGGCCACGAAAACGCGGTGAACTATGAATGTATTGACCATAACTGCAGAGGCCCGTGGGTCACTAGCCTGCTCTTTACCAGCCATCAACCATGGTCTGACCTAGTGGGCTGCACCGGCTGCAGTATTGACATCTACTTCCCAATTGGAGACTAAGCATGATAGTAAACAACTCTAAAGCTGACATCAACGGTACGAGCTTGATGGGCCACGTCAAGGCAACCTACACAGAGCTAAGACTATGCTTCGGTATGCCGGTAATGTTTGAAACAGACAAGAGTACCGCAGAGTGGCGGTTAGAGGCCGGTGGACAGGTAGTAACCATCTATGACTACCATAGCTCCGGCATGACGGGTCTGCCTTATGACTGGCACGTGGGCGGTAAGACACCAGAAGCCGTTGACATAGTTGATGAAGCCTTACTGCAGCACAGAAAAACCGCCTGATTAGTATTCTTTTGGGGTCAAAATGCCCTCTACTATCTATGTAGAGTGTAGGCGACTCCGGATAACTGCACGTCACAGTTTCCGTTGAGGGGTTGGTCGGCGGGAGACTTACACCTAGGAGAAGATAGTGCTGGCCCCAACACCATGTATAGAGACTGACTGCCCCGACAAAACTTTTAAGGGGGGCAGGTGTATCCAACATCAAAGACCATGGGCGGGGTCTACCCGTAAGAGCCGACTACCAAGCGACTGGTCAACACGTAGGCTCATAGTCTTGAAACGTGATAATGGTATCTGTTATTTATGCGGGGGTGCAGGAGCAGACACGGTAGACCACGTTGAAGTAGGTGACAACCACTCACTGAGCAACCTAGCTGCAGTTCACGACCACGTGGCCCCACACTGCCACCGGTCTAAGAGCAGTAAAGAAGGACACGAAGCTAAGGCTTCCATGCGCCCTAGGCCACGTAACTAGCTTTTATTGTATTATGCTAATGAACCACTATTTTTTGCTTCACAGGCTATACTGAGGCCCATAGGGGGACAGCCCCCCCGGTCCCCCACCTCAAGGCACGGCGTGGTTAGCCAACATACACAGACGCGAAACTCCAAGGGGGGTAGCCCCTAAAGTTTTTACCCGCATGGGAACATAGAGCCGCATGGTTCAGAAAAGAGTCAAGACATGGCTAGTACAGGAAGGCCTACAGGACGTCCAGCCAAGCCGGTTGAGGTCAAGAGGGCATTAGGCAATCCCGGCAAACGCCCGCTGCCTGACGCTCCTACTCCTGACACGGGTATGCCTGCAGCCAAAAAGATTCCAGACGCTCCAGTTCTAGGTGCAGACGGCAGGCTCTTATGGGAGCAGATTTGGATAGCCGGAAAGACTTGGCTAAGCCCCGCTGCAGACTCTCACATAATTACTATGCTTTGTCAGACTCATGATGAAGCCGAGGACATTCGCCGAGCAATCGCAATTGGCGAGGTTCCTCGTTTTTACAAGTTGCCGAACGGAAGTTTTGTGACTCACCCTCTGGTCGTTCAGCTAAAGGATTGCAGAACGCAAGCAACGGCATGGTTAGCCGCAATTGGGTTTAGTCCGGCAGATAGAGCTAGACTAGGTCTAGGCGAAGTCAGACAGTCTGATGAATTTGATGAACTAAATGCTCGCCGAGCGAATCGCATGAGGGCCGGTGCATGAGTATTCAAGACATTGCAATTGACAAATTGACTCAAGCGCTACGCGGCGGAAACGACATTGAAACGGCTGCTCACTTTGCAGGCACTTCTGTCAACAACGTCTACCGGTGGCTTGAGCTAGGAAAGATTGAAGCCGAGAAGATTGCGATAGGCGAAACCCTTGACCCAAACAACTCTGCTTATTTAGAGTTCTGGGAAGAACTACGAAAAGCACGGGCAGAAGCAATAGTGCGAAACGTGGCATACGTCCAGAGCGCGGCCCAAGGTGGTTCTTGGCAAGCGGCGGCATGGTGGCTAGAACGCTCAGTGCCGGAGACTTACTCAAAAACTGCCGGTGCAAAAAACACCGAACAAAAAGGCCAGAACCAGATAGCCGGAGAATGACCATAACCCGCCTACAAGAACCGAATGATTCGTGGAAACCGGCTTACGCTGTTGATAGCCTAAGCAACACGACACGGGGTGAAGATGTCACCGATTTCGCGGCAACCTTACTGAAAGCCTCTAGGGGATTCAAAGCTGGGGAGCCACTTGATTTCACTGATTGGCAAAAATGGCTCATGGACCGGCTGCTAGAAACTGACCCAACTACCGGACTGCTCCGCTACAGACGCGCCCTAATAGGCCTCCCCCGAAAAAACGGGAAGTCACTTTTGGGTACAGCTATTGCATTGGAACATCTGGTCTACGGGCCTCAAGGCGCTCAAGTTTATTCAGCTGCAGGAGACAGGGCGCAAGCTCGTATCGTGTTCGGAGAAGCAAGACAACAAGTTATGAACAACCCTGCTCTTAGCAAGGTCATAAAGGTTTATCGAGACGTTCTGGAAATGCCGAGCAACGGTGGTATCTACAGAGCAATTTCCGCAGACGCTATGCGAGCTCACGGCCTAGGCCCTTCGCTGGTCGTAGCAGACGAGTTGCACGGCTGGCCAAGTAGCCCGTCAAATAAACGTGGAGATGAACTCTGGGAAGCGTTGACAACTGGTTCTGCTGACAGGCCTGAGTCTTTAGTAGTAGCGATTACTACTGCAGGCGGAAACACGGACACTCTACTCGGCAAGATGTATGAGTACGGCAAGCAAGTAGTTGAGTCTGGTGGAATCATTGACAAGCAATTTGGATTCTGGTGGTGGGAAGCCGGCAACGAAGCCGACCCTACTGACCCTAAAATTTGGGAGCAAGCTAACCCCAATTTGGCCGAAGGCCTTCTGGACAAGGCTGACTTTGACGCTGCAATAGCGTCTGCCGGTTCTTCCGGTTTTGCCGGATTCCAGAGATACCGCTTGAACCAGTGGGTTCGCCTAGCGGGCGAGGACTTCGTTAGCCCCCACTTCTGGGCTGAGGCAAAAGCTGAGGCCACGATACCCAAGGGCGCTACGGTTACAGCCGGCTTTGACGGTTCTGTTTCTGGTGACGCTACCGGGATAGTAATTCAAGACGTAAACACTGGAGTGCTAGCCGTCCACGCGGTTTGGGAGCCAGACGCTCAAGACCCCGACTGGACAGTTGACAGAACCGAAGTCAACGCGCAGATACAGCGGCTATTTGAGCAGTATGATGTAAAAATGCTCTGGGCTGACCCAAGCTTCTACGAACCAGACGTATTAGAGTGGTCAAGACAGTGGCGTAAACGGGTGGAGCGTATTCCTCCCACGAACCAGAGAGTAGCACCTATGGCTCAACAGTTCATAGCAGACTTAGTGGCCAAAGAAATTGGTCACGATGGAGACAAGAGACTTGAGCGCCACGTATTGAACGCGGTGGCAACGGAAGCAGGCTCCTTTAGAAAAGAGAAAAAGGCTTCACCTAGAAAAGTGGACTTATTGGCTTGTGCAATACTGGCTAATGGAGCAAGACATGCAACCAAAGACCGCCAGAAAACAACACGGAAGGCAATAATTTTATGAGCCTAAGTACAGACGAGCTTGGTCTTATTGACTATCTATTCCTTGAGCTCAAAAGCCACGACTATAACAACCTAATGCTAGAGCGTTATTACGAAGGCAAGAATAAGCTCAAAGACCTAAGAATCTCAATACCTCCTCAGTTGACGGCGGTTGAAGCTGTCGTGGGTTGGGCAGGAACCTCAGTGGACGTACTGGAGGAACGACTAGACTTTGAGGGCTACATTGGCGGAGACGGTCTTGGGATAAACGAGATTTATCGTGCGAATGAGCTTGACCTTGAATCCAGCCTTGGTCACAAAGACTCACTAATCTACGGAACCGGCTTCATTACAGTAGGTAAGGGCATGGAAGGCGAGGCCGACCCTCTAATTACCATTGAGTCCCCCAAAAAGATGACAGCTATCTACGACCTAAGAACTCGTAGGGTTTCCGCTGCACTAATGGTCAACCGTGATGATTACGGCTCCCCTCTAAGCGCCTCACTTTACACCGCTAATGAAACGGTTTACCTCGGCTACTCATCTAGTGGCGGCTGGTTTGACATAGACCGCGACCAGCACAATCTTGGTAGAGTACCGGTGGCCCCTCTAACGAACAACCCCCGCTCAGGTGACCCTTATGGTACTTCTGAGATTACTAGGGCCGTCAGGAGCTACACAGACAGCGCTATGAGAACACTATTGGGTGCTGAAATAGCCCGTGAATTCTACAGCGCGCCTCAACGCTACATCTTGGGCGCTAAAGAGGACACCTTCACAGACGCAGACGGTGCTCCACTAAACGCGTGGTCAGTTTATCAAGGCCGAGTTCTTGGAGTGCCTTACAACGAGTTTGAGAGCGTTATGCCTCAAGTGGGTCAGTTCCCTGCCGGCGATACCCGTCCATACTTTGACCAGATTAGGGCCTACGCGACACTATTGGCTGCAGAGACAGCGATACCCGCGTCCTACTTGGGTTTCCAAACAGACAACCCTGCTTCGGCAGACGCAATACGTCAAATGGAGTCAAGACTGGTCAAGCGAGCTGAGCGCAGACAGGGTCAGTTTGGCAGAGCGTGGTCAGAAGTTGCTAAGCTTGCACTATTGGTTCGCGATGGCGTAATACCAGAAGAAGCCAAAGACATTCGGCCAATCTGGCGTGACGCTTCAACTCCTACGAGAGCTGCAGCGGCAGACGAGGTCATAAAGCTAATAAGCGCCGGCGTTCTTTTGCCAGACAGCATGATTACCTATAATCGAATCGGGCTATCTGATTCTGATAAGGAAGTTATCAAAGTTGAGAAGCGACTAGCGAGGGCCAATAACTTGGTCGGGAACCTAGCTGCAGCGGCTCAAGCTGCAACCGAAGCCAATCGAACAGTAGCGGAGCTAGCGGCAACTAATGACCCTATTATTAGCGAATGAGCATAAGCGGAACATTGGTTTTGCGACCACGCTTGCAATTTCAGAAGTAACTGGGTTATTTGACCTCCTAAAAGACCGGCCTATTCCTGAGTACGCTTATCAAATGCGACAAGCTTTACCCGCTATAGGCGAAACGTATTCTGGAGCAGCGGAGATTTTAGCACAAAGCTACTATGATGAATCTAGAAGTCTTGCACCGGCCCTGACTACAGCGTATGCCGCAAAAGTCGCAGTCTACAATCCAGTGCCAGACCTTGACTCATCTATTGGATACTCAATAGCTCGGTTGACCAAGGGCGGTGACCAATCTAAAGTGCTAGGAATGTTAGCGGGGTCTATGCAAAGAGCAGTGGCAAACGCTGACCGGCAGACAATTTCATTCAACATAGCCGAGGACCCTGATGGCACGATGTATGAGCGCATACCTCAACAAGATGCCTGCACCTTCTGCCTCACCATGGCTGCAGTTGCAGAGCTACAGACAGAAAACTTTTTTACTAAGTATCATGACTACTGCAGGTGCGTGACTATGCCGGTGTTCACCGGACAAAGTTCTACCAAGCTGCCAATCTACGGGCAGGTCAATGAGGCTTACGATTTAGCTGGGAAACAGCTACAGGCAGAACGGCAGGCAGTTGGTTACAACAGCATGAGAAGCAGAACAGCCGCCAAAAAGTTCCCTGAACTTACACTCACCACTGAAAACTATCTCAGAAAAATGAGGCAGACAACAGGTTGGAAATAAAGACTTCCGGCAAGCCGCCGGTAAGACAGCCGCATGGCTGATAATCCTGCATAGGAGAAAACGCAATGAGCAACGAAGAAACCATAGTAGAGGTAACGCCAGAAACCGAAGTTGAAGATACCACCGAACTGCATAGTGAAGTGGACTCAACTGATTGGAAAGCCGAAGCTCGCAAGTGGGAGAACCGCGCCAAGGCCTCAAAAGCTGACGGCGAGGACGCTGCCAAGTGGCGAGACTATGAAGGTAGTCAAAAGACAGAGCATGAAAAGCTGGCAGAAAAGCTAGCAAGTGCAGAGGAAGTGGCTACTCAGGCCTCTACCAAACTATTGCGATACGAGGTTGCCTCTGAGAAGGGCATACCAAGTGAGGCAGTAGAACTTTTGACCGGCTCTAGCCGTGACGAGTTAGAGGCGGCGGCTGACAAGCTGCTAAGACTCATTGCCTCTCAGTCAAAGACGCAACTTACAAAGCCGGACTACAATTCTGGAAAAGCTGCTGGACATGGTTCTAGTACTGCAGACCAGTTTGCAGCGGCACTAAACGACATTATCTAGGAGATAAAAATGGTAGACATGCAAAGAGGCTCCTCTGGAATCGCACTTCCAGCGGCAGTATCACAGGAAATCCTTTCCAAAACACTTGAGGCTAGCGTTATTCAGACAGCCGCTCGTCAGATTACGCTTCCCGGCAACGGTGCAGCGGTCAACGTAGTAACCGGAGAGCCAACCGCTTCATGGGTCGGCGAAACTGCAGCCAAGTCAGTATCTAACGGCACTGCAGTCACCAAGGTTCTACGACCTTACAAGCTGGCAGTTATCGAGACGTTCTCAAACGAGTTCCGTCGCGACATTCCTGCTCTATACGCCGCTCTTGCACAGAGGCTTCCACAGGCACTTGGTCGCAAGTTTGACGAAACCGTGTTTCACGGTACAGCTCCGGGGTCAGACTTTGACACACTAAAGGACTCAACCACTAACGTTGTTAGTTACGCCGGTCTAGTAGGCGCTCTTGAAGCAATCGGTATCGCCGGTTACGACATGAACGGAATTATCATCTCCCCACAGGGCGAGGCTGCAATTCTAAACCTAACTGACACTCAGGACAGGCCGTTGTTCATCAACAACCTACAGGGCGAGGGCGCAATTGGTTCAATCCTCGGACGTCCAGTGTTCAAGTCCCGTGCAGCATACAAGGACGCTACTCCTGATGTACTTGGATACGCCGGTGACTGGACTCAGGCAATCTGGGGTGCAGTTGAGGGCGTTACTATCAAGATTAGCGACCAAGCTACTCTCGTTGATGGTGAAACCACAATCAACCTATTTCAGCAGAACATGTTCGCAGTCTTGGCAGAAATTGAAATCGGTTTCCGCGTAGGAGACGCTGCAGCATTCCGCGAGCTAGTGGCTGCCGCGTAATAATAGCCACAAAGTAACAAAGTTAGGGGAGTGGGTCAAAAGCCTGCTCCCCTAACACCCAAAATTTTAGAAAGGCGCTATGAGCTGGGCTGACCCTCAAGACATAATTGACAGGTGGATTGGCAACGACCCTCCAACTGACACTGACCTACTGGCCGCGCTAATCGCTGACGCTGAATCGGTAATAAAGTCAGAGTATCCAAGCATTCAGTCAAGGATTGACGCAGACACGCTGCCTATCGCAAGAGTCGTGATGGTGGTAGCTCGAATGGTAACTAGGGTCTATAGAAACCCAGACTCAGTTACCTACCTGCAGCAGACTACCGGCCCCTTCGGACAGGCCAAGAACTTCAACGCTGAGGCTATGGACATCTGGCTCACAGACCAAGAGGTTTCTATGCTGGCCCCTGCTAACAGAGGCAAGGCTTTTGAGGTGAACCAAGGCTGGAACGCGGTAAGTACCAGTGACGACCTAATCTGGTTTGAAATTAGCGAGTATTAGAAATGACTAGCTTTATACGCGGCGGAGAATCTGTAACAATCAAGAGTCGCTCAGTGGCTTCTACAGACGATTACGGTAATCCGACCTACGTAACTACCTCTAGGGTAGTAAAAGACGCTCTATTGGGCATAGGTGGCACGTCAGAGCCGGTTGACGCTCAACGTGACGCTACAGACGCTAGTGTGACCCTATACTTACCCGCCGGAACAGTGGTTCTTGAAGGTGACCACTTCGTTATTCGTGGCAGTAATTGGGAAAGAGCAGGCGAGGCCCTTGAGTGGGTATCCCCGTTCAGTAATTTTGAAGCCGGTGTCGTGGTTCCACTTAGGAGGAAACTTGGCTAAGCGCATAGGCGTAAGAGTTGACTTTGATGAGGTAGGCAAAATCCTCAAGTCACAGGAATTGGCTGCAGTACTTAGGTCAGAAGCCGAAGGTATCGCTCAAGCTGCCGGCAGTGGTTACGAAGTAGAGGTTTCTGAGGATAGGCGCAAGAGTCGCTTTATTTCCATGGTCAAAGACGTTAGTGAAAACGGGTTTGGCCGAGAAATAGCAACCGGCAACCTCGCAAGAGCAGTTAGCGGCAAGGAGCAGGCATGAATGTAATCTTTCCGGACATTGAAAAGGTCTTAGTGGCGGCTTTCAAGACCACGCTGGCCACTAGGTCAGAGCCTTACGCTCAAAACGTGTTGGTATCAACGGTCAAGCCGGCTCCAGACGTTAGCCCTTACCCCTCAAGAATTATTACGATACGCGGAGACGGTGGCCCAGAGCTTGACTACGTTCGCAAACAAGAACGTGTTGGTATCACTATTTGGGCAGATACCTACTCAGACGCTTCCAGCTTGGCTCGCCTCATTGAAGCCTTAGTAAAAGGTATGACAGGTGAGGCAATCAAGTTGGTAGAAATAAACCTATCACCGGTACGAGTTGACGAGGCTGGCCCTCAAGAGTGCCGTTACATAACAATTCAATGCATCACAAAGGGGATAGCATTGTAGGTTTCTGCACCGCAGAAAGCGCCCAAATAGGGCAACCCTTATCTAAAGGAGAAAAACATGGCACTAACGCCTGATAACGTAGTTGTCGGAATTACCGGCGCGGTCTATGCCGGTGCAACTGACGCGGCTGCACCCACTGGAGCGACTAGCACCCTAGAAGCCTTCACAGAACTTGGATACGTAAGTTCTGATGGAGTTAGCTTTACAATTGACAAGTCAACTAACCAGATTAGAGCTTGGCAGAACGCCGACCTCGTGCGAGAAGTCGTAACCGAAGGTACAGTTACTTACTCTTTCATGTTGATGGAGAGCAGCCAAGCCGTCATTGAGGCCTACTTCGGCTCAACTATGACCACTGGTAAAGTTGAAGTCAACGCTACAGCTACCGGCGGCAAGAAGTCTTTTGTCATTGACGTAGTTGATGGTGACAAGGCAATTCGCCACTATGTTCCATCTGGAGAAATCTTGAGCGTTGACGCGCAGAGCATTGTGAACGGTGACGCGTTGATGTACGGAATTACGATAACCGCTTATGCCGTTGCAGGCCGAAGCGCAGACGTATTCTACTCAGAGTTTGAGGCCTAAAACTCAATAGAACGCTAGGGGGTGGATAGCGGTCATTCGCCCCCTAGTTTTACCTCAGACCGCTAGACCGTTAGGAAAAGATGAGCTTAGAACAATTCAGCTTTGAAGTTGAAGGCAAAAAGTACAAGATACCCCACTTTGGACAAATCCCTATGGGTGCAATCCGCAAGGCAAGAAAAGGGTCAGACGACGCTGACCAAGTTTT